CCGCCGCGGCCGGGGGGGGGGGGCGGGGGCTTCGTCACGGTCAACGAGCGCCTCTTCGCCCCCTTACAAGGACTCAGCCCCAACGACATTCTCCAGGGGGGGTACGGGTGGCTTTCACCGACCGATAACGGCATGACTCTGCACCCCGGGTTGGACCTCAACACCCAGGGGGGCTGCTCGGCCGACGAGGGCAACCTGGTCGTGGCGCCCCTGGCCGGGATCGTCCGCGCAACACTCTTCTGGAACCAGGTCACCCCGGGGGAGGGGAACCACGTCTGGGTGGAACTGGACGATCCCTGCTGCCCGGGGCCGACGTTCTTCCACGTCGATCACTTGGGGATCATCTCGGTCAGCGAGAATCAGCGCCTGGCCCCGGGCGAACCGATTGGCACCTGTTCGTCGAGCGGCGGATGGGCCTGCGCCCATGCCCACGTCGAACTGACGAAGGGGTCGCCTCCGAATGGGTGGTACACATGGCCCTACTCGTGGAGTAGAGCCCAAGTCGAGGCCGCCTATCACAATCCCCATGCCTGGTGGGACGCGGCCACCGCGCTGGTGTTCGCGGAAGCGGGAGGGGTGACGCCCCCGTCCCCGGAGGTCATCACGATGATCCTGAACGGCGCTCAGCAGGCCGCGGTGCAGGCCGCGCTCTGGGGCGACTACTGGAACCCGGCCATGGCCGACTTCGCCCTGCCCACGGCGTGGCGCGACGAGTGGAAGGCGGGGCGCTACCGGGGCCGCCCCCTGAGCGGGGAGGAGGACATCCCCGCCTCTGAGGACAAGCCCGCCGGGAAGTTCCAGGTCTTCGAGTTGGGGGTGGCGTGCTGGCTCGAACACCACCCGGTGAGCTGGAATGGGTGATGCCCCCGGACTGGGGGGGTGCCCAGGACGGTGGCCGACGACCACTTCCGGCGCCCCCCGTGGCGGGCCACCGGGCCCCTCGGGCTGGCGAGCCACACCTGTCTGGCCTGCGGGCTCCGGGCCCGGACGTGGGCGCTCTTCCTGGCCCACCGCAGGCACTGCCGGGTGCTGGTGGCCCTGGGCGGAGAGGGGGAAGACTGGGACGCCCGGCTGCGGGACGCCCGGCTGCGGGACGAGCGTGAAACATCGATGAACATCCTGGCGACCATCTGCTTTGCCGTCTCCACGATCCTGGGCTTCCTGGCGGCCATCTACCGCCCGCCCAACCCGCCCCCGGTGAACCTGCTCAGCCTGGCCCTGGCGTTCCTGGCGCTGGGGGCGCTGGGGTTCACCCTGGAGCGCCTGGGCCTGGGCCTGGGCCTGGGCCTGGGCCTGGGCCTGGGCCTGGGCCTGGGCCTGGGCCTGGGCCTGGGCCTGGGCCTGGGCGTGGGCGGCTGATGCGGGCGCAGACCGTGGAGGACGCCCCGGGCGGGCTGCTCCTGGAGTCCGTCCCCGGAGGCACCCACCGCTACAAGGTGAGCCGGGGCGGGCGGTTCCTGGGGTGGGTGGAGCGTTGGGGGCGCTGGTGGCACAGCGACGGGCCCGACCGGCAGACCCTCCCCGCACGCTACCGGCTGCGGCGCGACGCCCTCGCTGCCCTGGAGCGTCTCGCACACGCAGGGGGCGGGTGAGATGGGGCCTGGGTGGGGCGACGGCGTGCGCTGGCTGCGCTTGCTGCTCTGGGGGCTGCTGGGCTATGGGCTGTGGCGGCTCTGGCTGTACGGGCTCCAGACGCAGCCGTAGCCCAGCCCGCCCGGGTCGTCGTCTGCCACCTGGCGGGCGGGCGCTACGTCCGCCTGGTGCTGCCCCCGGCCGCCGTCGAGGCCCACCGCTCGCACCCCCTCGACCTGCTCGACCCCCCGGGTGGCGTGTGCCCGGACGGCCCGGCTACGCTGACTCCCACAGGGAGCCCCACCGCGACATGGACGCCGACCCCGCCCACCAGCACCCCGACGCCGACGACGAGTCCCTCGACCCCATCGACCCCCAGTTCGTCGCCCTCGCCCACGCCGTCGCCCACGCCGTCGCCATCCTCCACTTCGACGCCGTTGCCGACGGCTTCGAGTGCCGCGTCTACGACCCCCTCGGCCGGTGCGTCGCCACCCTCGTCGGGGACTTCGACCGCGACCGTCACCCCCGCTTCGCCGGGAACTACGACCCCGAGGCCTTCGACTTCACCGTCCGCTACGTCCGCGCCGGGGCCGGGGGCGTGCTGCCCGTTCGCCCCCAGCCCGACTCGGACTCCTACGCCCCGCCCCTCACCCACTCCGTCTCCCAGTCCCACGGCCCAGACGGCGCCCTCCTCGCTACCACCCACACCGTCACCCACACCGTCACCCACTCCCACGGCCACCGCCACAAGCACCCCGACGCCGACCGTGAGCCCCTCACCGACGCCCGACAGGTCGTCTACCGACACGTTCACCCCCACGCCCACCGCGACGAGCGGGCCTACCGAGGCGGAATCTACGGCCACGCCGACGACCCCCACGACGACCACCAGCACGACGACGGACGCTCTCACGGATGGTGGGCGCCCTCCCTCCCCGACCCCCCCGGCGAGCCCGCCTGAGCCGACTCCCCCACTCCTCACTCCGCAGCCCGAGGGCCAACCCTCTCCACCCGATGGACCAGATCGACCCGCACCTGAGGCACGACTTCCCGCCGCCGTCACCGTGGAGGTCACCCGTGTGGTGGTGGAGGTGGTCACGGCAACGCCTGACCCGCTGGCTGTGGCGCCGGGGCTACCGCCCACCCCTGGACGAGATCCTGGCCCTGCGCCTGCTGGTGCTGGCCCTGACGGCGATTGTGCTTGCGGAGACGTTCCTGCTGATCGTGTCGCCCTGCGTGCCGCTGCTGCTCGACGTGTCAGGCTAGAGGCGTGGCTGAAGGCGTCCCTGCTGGCGGGGTCGCTGCTCCTGGGCCTGCTGCTGGCGATCGTCCGGGTGGCGACCGAGCGGCACTAGCCGTCTTCCTCGTCCGGGAGACCGTGGCCGTCCTCTTCGTCTTGGCCTGGCTGCTCCTGCTCTTCGCGGACGTGCTCGTCGAGGGCTACCGGCTGCCCTTCTGGCTCAACGGCGTCGGGGTCGGCGTCCTGGCCTACGCGCTCGGATTAAACTCGGCTGATCTCACGATGACCCGTTTACCGACGCGACGAAGCGCCCTCCGGGGCCTCGTTGGCGATGCGCCTTCCCCTCGGTGAGCCGATGAAGACGAGAGTGCTCTCCCGTCTCCATGACCGTGAGGTTCTCGATGCGGTCATCGTCCTTGACGTGGTTCAGCGTGGTTCAGCTGGTCGTGGTCGTCCCCCTCGTCCTCGGCGGCCTGCCGCTCCGCCGCGTCCTCCTCGGCCTGCAGGCGCCACGGCTCCCGCTCCGCCTCGCGCTCGGCGCGCTCCCGCTCCCGCCGGGCCTCCCGCTCCTCCGGCGTCATCAGGGCGTACTGGATCTGCTCGTTCGTCGACCCCCGCAGCCGGCTGAGCACCGTGTCGTGGGCCTTGTGGGCGAGCCGGAAGGCCACCCCCGTCCAGGGCTCGTCAGCGTCCGGCGTGGCCGTAAACCGCACGCTGTACGTCTCGTTGCCGTACGAGCCATCGCTGACGGTCTTCCGGAACTCCACCGTGACCTCCCGGATCTCAGGCATGGGGCCCGTTCCCTCCCTCGTCGTCGGTTGGCAAGAGCGCCGTGACGGCCGCCCGGGCCCGGGTCAGCTCCGCGACCCCCTCCGGCCCGTCGGCCTCGGCCATGGCCAGCAAGGACGGGTAGCCGGAGTCGATGGAGGCCTCCACCTCCGCCCGCGTCGCGGGGCGGCCCTCCCGGAGCCACACCGTCTCCACCGGGTCGCCCATCTCGAAGAGGACGCCGGGCCGGATCCCCTCGTCGGGGCGCGCCTGGACGGGGACGACGCGGAAGGCGCGGGTGACCCACAGGAGCGCGACGCCCGGCTGCCGGGCCAGCATGTGGCCCGCCGCCGGCGCCGCCTCCTCGGGCAGCCCGCCCGGGCGCCGGCGCACCTGCCGCTGCGTCAGGAAGGGGCAGGCCCGCGCGGCGTACTCGGCGCACTCCCGGTGCGCCGGCGGCTCGCTGCTCACCCGGTTGACCGCGCACATCGGCCCGACGGTGAACACCAGGAACCGGCCCAGGGGTCCCCCGCAGATCCAGCAGCGCTGCTCCCGGACGGCCTCCACCAGCCGGCGCTGGTCGGAGAGCCGGAAGTCGTAGCGGCCGTCCACCTGCGGGACGAACCAGGGCACGACGAAGCCCCGCTCCATCGGCCGCCCGCGCAGCCGCCGGGGCACCTCCAGGGCGGTCTCGACCGTCATCGCCTCCTCCGCTCGAGCGCGAGGGTGCCCTCCACCTCATCGAGCAGGACCAGCGCCGTCGGCGGCCACACCCGCCGGGTGCCGTCGCGGCCCGTCCCGGGCAGCTCGTCGACGGCGGCCACGAAGCGGCGCGCCCACGCCGGCAGAACGACGCGCCGCACCTCCGGCCCGCGCTTCCCCGGGAAGCGCCCGGGTTCGACGTAGCGGGCCGTCGCCTTGTGCACCTTCCAGCCCGGCCCCAGGTAGGTGGCCAGCGGGCAGCGGGTCTGCCGGCGGGCCGTGCCGACGCTCCCCTGGGGAGGGCACGCGTCCAGCCACTCCCTGAACATCCTCGCGCTGAGCTCCTTCACCGCGTGTGCTCCTCTCGTGCGTGTCGGGCCCGGTCGTGCCGGGCCAGGAACAGGTCGATCCGCGCCGCCAGGTCGCGGGCGTGGGCCCGCCGCCGCACGTCGCCGGCGCAGGGCACCGGGCAGCCGTCGCCGTCGAGTCCGCGCCAGGGCTCCCCAGGCGGGTGCATCCGCCCGGCGAACAGGGCGTAGCCGAGCGCCAGGCGCACCAGGCGCAGCTCGTAGGGCACCAGGCGGAGTCCCGTGGTCACGGCTGCAGCCGCCTGACCGTGATCTCCACCACGGTCGCGTCGAACTGCAGCGTGTAGCGCTCCTCTCGCCGGCCGCTGCGCCGGCGCACCCGCTTGACCACGTCCCACAGGTCCTGGAGGGTCAGCTCCAGCCACGTCTCGTCCACTCGGCGGTCGTCCTCGAGGAAGATCCGCATCAGCCGGGCTCCTTCACCGGGCGCCGCAGGCTCTCGACGTTGCCCGACAGCGCGACCACGGCGTCGCGGAGGGTGCGGGCGGTCGCCGGGTACAGCCCCGTGATCTTGACCGTGACCAGGCGCGTCCCGTCCGGCGTGTGGCGGTAGTGCACGGAGGCCTCGTGGGCCCACAGGAAGTCCTGCACCTGCTGGGGGGTCACGTCGAGGCCTCCTGGCGCGCCCACAGCCACGCCAGGGCGACGAGTGTCAGCACGTGGGCCGCCTGGTCCTGCGCCAGCGCGAACGGCAGCGCGGCCGGACCCGTGGTGGTCTGCCGGGCCCACCCGCGCCACCACGCGAGGGGCCGGCGGCTGTCGATCGCGGCGTGCGCCACACCGTGCAGCAGCGCCAGCCACCACGGGGCCACGGTCCACGTGAGCCAGGCGACGAGGCCGGCGTGGACGGCGAGGGCCGGGGAGCGCAGGTCGGCCTTGTGGCGCGCCTGCCACTCGTCCTGCACGAAGAAGTCCCCCACGAGGTGGGCCCCGTAGAGCCGCAGGAAGCGCTCCGCCTGGGTCCTCATCGTTCCCCCCACGTGACGCCGACCACGACCGCCAGCAGCAGGACGAACACGACCAGCGGCCACAACTCCGGGCTCACGTCGAGGCCTCCGGCTGCTGTCCGCGCCCCAGGTACCACTCTGCGCGCCCTGGCCGCCCGTGGTCGTACGCGATTCGCTGCCGGAGCTCCTGCGAGAGGACGGCCCACAGCGCGAACCGCACCAGCCGGAGGGGCTCGACCGCGGCCAGGGCGTCCGCCCGCTCGTACCCGTCGTACTCCCACAGCCGGGCCGCGGTGATGGCCGCCGCGTCCGCCGGACACCAGCGCACGGCCGCGGCCTCTAGCGCCTCCCTCGCCCCCTCGCTGCGGCCTGCCGTGGCCCGATAGACCGCCTCGGCCACGAACAGGGCCAGCTCCCGGCCCGCCACCTCGGGGAGGCCCTCCAGGCGGGCCTCGAGGGCGTCCATGGCGTCCTGGGCGTCCTGGATGCGCACGAGCTTCCGCGCCCGCTTCTGGGCGCGCTCGAGGCGCTGGAAGCGGTCGGGGTCGGTGCAGACCGGCACCGCCTCGCCCCGGGCGGTGAGTCCCGTCGCCCGGCAGGGGCACGCCTCGCTGCACCCCTCCGGGATCGCCACGCCGTGGTAGAGCCGCTGGACGCTGTCGTAGGGCAGGTCGTCGAGACGCGGGACGGGCGCACCGGCCGCCGTCGCCTCGGCCACCACCGCCTTCGCCTCCTCGGCCTGCGCGCGCTCCGCCGCGGCCGCGAGCTCGCGGTAGTGCTCGGGCTTGAGGCAGAGCCCGGTGCCGTAGGCCGTGGCCCGGTAGGCGCCGAACGGGCAGGCCCCCGGCGCGGCGCAGGTGGTCTTCACGTCGAACGCCTCGTGGTGGCTCAGCACGCGGACGACGCCGGCCTTCTGGAGCTCGTCCTGCACCGCGTACTGGCCGAGCAGCCCCCCCTGCTGCGCCCCCTTCTCGAGCTGCGCCGAGGTGGACCCGCCCTCGACGACCAGCCGGCCGAGGTGCTCCTGCAGCGCCGGGAATCCCTTCAGCGAGGCCAGCGCCTCGCCGTGGCTGGCGGACAGCGCGCCAGAGGCGACTTTATGCCGTACGGCATCAGGCAGGTCGACCAGGGCCATCCGGTGCGCCACAGTCGACTGGCTGACGTGCACCGCCGCCGCGATCTCCCGCTGGCGCATCCCGAGCTGCTGGAGGCGGCGGTAGCCTTCGGCCTCCTCGATGGGATCCAGGTCGACTCGCTGGAGGTTCTCGATGAGCGCCAGGCGCAGGGCGGCCTCGTCCGTGAGCCCGTGCTTGACGATGGCGGGGACGTGCTTGAGCCCGGCCAGGCCCGCCGCCCGCCAGCGCCGCTCCCCGGCGATCAGGACGTGCCCGGCGAGGCCTCGCCGGCGGGCGCCGGCCGCTCCCAGCGCCGGCCAGGGCCGCACCAGGACGGGCTCCAGGACGCCGTGCGCCTTGATCGACTCGGCGAGTTCGGCCAGGGCCGCCTCGTCGAACGCCCGGCGGGGGTTGTCCGGCGAGGGCGCGACGTCGTCCAGCGGGAGCTGCTGGATCCGGTCGTCGTCCGGGCTGCCGCCCCCCACCCGCTGCCCGATCACCCGCCCGGCGCCGGCGCCGGTCCTGGTGCGGGGGGCCCGGAGGACGTCGTCGACGGCGGTCGTCCGGGGCGTGCGGCCTGGTCGTGCGGTCATCCGCCGTCCTCCTTGTGGGGCTCCACCGCCCACCAGCCCCCCTTCGCGTCGCCGTCGTACCAGGCCCACTCGGCCGGCCTCCCCGGCTCCCCCGCCACGCGCCCCTGTCCATCGCGCCCCCTGGCGATCAGGGACAGCCGCACCGTGTCCGTGCGCTGCTCCGGGCGCAGGTAGGGCGCCTGCAGGGCCGCGAAGTAGTCGGCCTCCTCCGGAGTGGGCACGAGCTCGCCCCCGTTCCACAGCGCCCCGTCCTTGACCCGGTACCCCAGGGGCAGCGCGCCGGCGTAGTACCTGGGAGTGACCAGGCGTTTGCTGAAGGCCGCTGGCCCGGTGCGCAGCAGGAAGATCACGCCCCACGAGACGGCCGGTTCTCTGACGGCGAACAGGTCGAGGGCGACGCCTCGGAAGGTGAGCCGCTTGAACCGGCCCCCGAAGGCGATCCGGCTCCGTGCGTCGGGCCGGTGGGCCAGCGTGCCGGCGGCGAGCAGCTGAGCGGCCAGGTCGTGGAGCTCGTCGACCTCCCTGGTGCGCTCGCCGAACAGATCGGCCGGCTCTGCGTGCGTCTTGGGCACCGCCACCAGCTCCACGTCGCCGACGTCGGGCCGTCCCCTCCTGAGTGAGCCGGCGATCTCGATCCGCTCGCAGGCCGGGGCCAGCAGCGCGATCGCCTCGTGGGCCACCTCGAGGGCGTGCTGGCGGGGGATCCGGGTCTTCGTCGTCACCAGACCCTCCCGGGGAAGCCCCGTCCTTCAGGGCGGGGAGGAACCGGGACACCCCCGCTCCACTCCCCCACAACTGGCCCACAACCCCCACCCGGTACGCTCCTGGTGGCCCAAGGCACTCCCCGCCGGGGAGCCCCGGTTCGCGGCCGTAAGAACCGAATGCTGCCGGTTCCGGGAGGGAAACTGCTCCCGGGTAAAGCATTTGCAGTCAGCACCATGGTGCTGTCTCCCACGAGACGGCGGCTCCGGCCGCCGTCGGGGCTGTCGTCATGCAGCCAAACGGGATGCTTCGGCATCTCAAGGTCTCGGACGCGGGCGCGAACCCCCAGCAGGGGGCACCTTGCTGGTACGCCCGTGGCGCCAGGGACAAGCCTCTTCCTTCAGGGAGAGGTTCATGACCGCCGCTTCCCCACCAGGAGCAGCACGGCCAGGAACACCAGCGTCCCCACCAGGACGACGCTGAGCCCCACCTGCACCGGGTCGAGCCACCAGTCAGGCATCGTCAGGCCCTCCCCCGCTTCAGGTCGTCCACGTAGTGCTCGATCTCGGCCTTCACCCCGTCCAGCACGGCCAGGTCGGCCTCGGTCGGCTCCCGATCGCTGTCCATCTGGCTGAGCAGGGCGTGGAAGAGGTGGATCGCCCCGGCGTAGAAGGCCCGCCGGCACTCGGTGGTCTGCACGGCGCCGGCGCCGATGGGGAGCAGGCTCAGGCGCCGGAAGTCCTGCCAGCCGGCGGCAATCAGGCCGGGCGCCGGCGCCTCAGGCATCCGCCGCCTCCGAGCCCGCCCGGCGGCGCTGGTCGCGCAGCCCCCGGAACTCCCGCAGCACCTGCGCCACCTGGCCCAGCTCCAGGCCCACCGTGCCGGTCATGAAGCGCACGAAGTTGGCGTCCTGCTCCGCGGCCTCGGCGCACTCCAGGAGGATCAGCGCCACCCGCCGGGCCTCCTCGGGGCTAATCTGGTAGCGCACCTCCCCGCTGGCCGCATCCGCGAAGAACACGTCCACGTACGGGAGGCGGGAGTTCGCCCCGTAGCCGCTGGTGGCGCCGATGCGCACCTCACCCGGCTCCCCACCACCGCCTCCCGTGGGCCCCGTCGCCCGGCTGGCGCCGCCCCGCGGCGGCTCAGCCATCCTCGTGCCACCGCTTGCACCGGGCGCAGAAATGGGCCTCGACATCGTTCGGGTTCCAGGACAGCGCCCCGCAGGCCAGGCAGCCGATCGCCCGGCGCGACTCGTCCGGGGTCACGTCGCGCTCGACGACGGCGTAGCGAGGGGTGAGGGCCACCAGGTACCCCTCCCGGAGGAAGCGCTCCAGGTGCCGGCGGTGGCGCTCCGCGGCGCCGGAGACGGGGGCCGCCATCAGCCGGCCCCCAGGGCCAGCAGCCGGGGCGGCCGGGTGGGTGGGGACAGGCCGAGGCGGGGGAACCGCTGCAGGAGCCCCTCCCTGGCCCTGGCCGCCGCCGCCCGCTGCGCCTCGAAGGCCGGGCCCTCCGGCGGCTCCCGGGGCGGCGGCGTGGCGCCCGAGGGTGCCTCGGGTCGGGGAGGCGATTCCCTAGCCGGTGTATTACTGGCCGGTATATCACCAGCTAGGGAAGACGCCGGCTTGGGCGCCAGAGGCGGCCTGGCCACCAGGTGGCCCTGGTTGAAGACGCACCGGACGTTGACCACCCGCCAGGTGGGGTTCCTCCGGCGCAGCTCCCGGGCCCGGCGCCAGAATTCCTCCCCGTCGATGCCCGCCGCCGTCAGCTGGTCGTGCATCGAGCGGTAGGCCAGCAGGACGTCCGGCACCTCCGGGAGCCGGCCGTCGATCTTCGCGAAGCTGGCGGTCAGTCCGTCCTCGGGGAGCGACAGCGACCACCCCTCCCCCGGCAGCGGCGCCCGGCCCACGGCTGGTGGACCGGGGACCAGCGGCCGCCGGGGGGGACCTTCCCCTTTCGTTTCCCTTGACTCTTTACGCCATCTGGTAGCGCGTCGTGGATGGCATCTCATCTCGGCGCCAGAGTCATCTGATCGCGGCGCCAGAGTCATCTGATCGGCCAGATGAGATGACTCTGTGGCATCTGACCCGCCCCCGGAGTCATCTGATCCCGTTGGCCGGTGAGATGACGTGGTGGCAGCTGATCGGCGAGCGGCGGGCCGGCCGCCGGCGCGGCGCCGGGGCGGGGCGTCGTCCGGGATCGCGTCGAGCCCGACGAAGCGGTACACGTTGCCCCACTGCCGGCGCCCGTCCTTGGTGCGCACCGGCGTCCGGGCGTAGCCGACGTGGAGCACGCCCTTGCGCTCCAGCTCGTTGATCAGTCGCTGCACGGAGCGCACGGAGAGCCGGCACTCGCGGGCGAGCCGCTCCAGGTGGGGCCAGGAGAAGCCGTAGTCCTGGTGGTGCCGGATCGCGAGGTCCTTGAGGACGTGGACCTCGCTGGACGTGAGGGCCTCCCCGTTGGGCGCCCGCTCCAGCTGCAGCACCCAGGCGCTGGCGCGGGCGCTCATGGCGCCGCCACCCGACCGTGGACTCGGCACGCGGCGCCGGCGCTCTTGCTCGCGTTGCAGCGGTGGCACAGGAGCTGGGCGTTCTCGACACCCCTCCGCCCCCCGCGCGATCGGGGCAGCACGTGGTCGATGCACAGGGACAGGTCGCTGACGCCGCAGCAGCGGCAGGCGTAGCCGTCCCGTTCGACCAGCCGGCGTTTTGTGGCCGCCCGGGGAGGACTGCGCCGAATCCACCACCGCACGCGCTCCTGCTGCGTGTCGCCGCTGCCGCGCCACCAGGAGCGCTCCCGGCACTCGTACTCGCGGCAGAAGCCCCGACCGTGCTCCCAAGCGAAGAGGGGTCGCCGGCAGAACGTGCAGGCGGTGCAGGGCCCGAACTCGGGCGGGGGGCGCCATCGATCCGCCAGCGCCACTGCCCCGGGTGACGTCCCGCTCATCACGTCCCCTCCCGTGTGCTCGCCGGCGCCCCCTTCCGCACCGCCTCGTCCTCCACCGCGCCGTCCAGGGCCTCGCGCACCTGCCCCTCCGCACCGTGCGCCGGCTCCACCTCCGTTGGGAGCCGCTCCTCCGGAAGCCGTGGAAAGGTCCCGGCCCACTCCCGCCGCGGCAGCGCCATCGGCTCCCGCAGGTACGGCGTGCACTGCCCCAGCGTCGTCAGCCGTTCCATCTCACCGTTGCCCTCCGCGCGCTGCACCAACACCACCCAACCGTCTGGGGTCTCGACCGCCAGGGCCGCCACCGGCCTGGGTGGCCGGGGCCCGTTCAGCACCGCCTCCACGGCCCGCGCCGTGGCCTCGTCCAGGCGCCGGTCCTGCCAGCGGGAGCGGCGCGCGATCTCCTTGCGTCGGGCCAGGAGGCGTTCCCACTCGGTCACCTACCCCCCGCCGAGCGGTCGACCGGGACGCCGGCGCGCTCCGCCTCGGCGATCCGGTCCTCGAGCGCCACTGTGGCGTCGACGAGCTCGCCGGTGGTCGCGCTCCGGGTGGGCACGTCGAAGGCCAGGCGCAGCGCCCGCGCCCGCCGGGCGGCCTCCCGGTAGCGGGCCAGGGCCTCCTCCCTGGTGGGGACGACCTCCCCGGCGTCCGCTTCGGGCTCCTCCAGGAGCAACTTCTGGTCGGGCCCCGCGTCGAGCACCTCACCGGTCTCCCGGTCCACGAGCCGCCCCGCCGGGGCCTCCGGCTCCTCCTCGGCGATGCCGACGGCCAGGCCCCGCTCCAGCGCCGGCCGGGCCGCGCCGGCGATCTCCTGCTGGAAGGCCTTCCGCAGGGCGTGGGACTCGGCGCGGACGGCCAGCATGTGGGCCGGCCGCTCGCGCCACTGGCTAGAGCTCCCCTTGAACTCCTGGTACAGGCACACCGCCCACACCGGACGGGGGAAGCCCTCCCGCCACACGCCCACCTTCGCGGCCACGGGCGGCTCGTCCTCGAGCCAGACGTCCCGCCACAGGCCGTCCCGGGCGCACCACAGCGGGCCCTCCTGGCCCCGGTAGGCGCCCGAGCGCAGCGCGATCAGGCGCAGCCCGTCGATGCCGATCTGAAGCGACAGCTGCCCCTGATACACGACAGCGTGCAGCTGCCGGGCGAAGGGCGACAGCTCCATCGCCCGGGACACCTGCGCCACCAGCTCCAGCTGGCGCTCGGACGCCCCCTTGGCCAGGGTGTCCCGCAGCAGGCGCAGCCGCTCGTCCGTCCACTCCTCGTCGCCTCCGGGGATGGAGGCTGACTCCTTGCCACCATCGGGCCCGATCCGACTCAGCGCGGTCCTCGATCCCATCCTCGTTGCTCCCTCAGCGCGTCATCGCCCAGATCGGCGTGGAGGCTTTCAGCGGCCGGTCGGCGGGCCCCTTGACGTGGGCCGCGATCAGGAGCGGCCGGTGCTCCCCGCTCGCCGGGTAGTACTGCTTGCGCCAGTGTGCGCGGACCGTCCACCGCCAGCGCCAGTCCGGCGCGTCGCGCGCGCCGCCATCGGGGGTGCCGCCGCCCGCCGGCTCTACCCGACGGAGCAGGACGACCCGCACCAGCGGCGGCGCCTCGTCTCGCGGGAGGCCCAGCTCGGCCTGGGCGCGGCGGCGCGTCGCCCGGTCGGCTGGCAGCGCCTCGGAGGTCACGATCGTCTGATTGAGGAGCGCCACGCACGTGGCGAATAGGCGCCCGATGGGCTCCACGTAGACCGACCGAGGCTCGCCGGAGTCCGCCTCGACCTCGGGGAGCGATCGGCCCTCCGGCCAGAGCAGCGGATAGCTGGGGCCGCCCGGCACCGTCGCGCCACCGCCATCCTGGGGCCAGACGGACCACGGCATCAGCGCGAAGCTGGCGCCTCGCGACTCGTCCGCCAGCCGGAACCACAGCAGCGCGCGGATGTGGGGTGAGTCGGCGCCGGCCCAGTCCAACGGCAGCGGGTCGCTGAACCACACGAACGCCGAGTCGGCCGCGACGTCGTGCCGACGGAGCGTCCACACCGGCACCGTCCTCCAAGAGGCGCGCAGGAGCGCCAGGGGCTCACCGCCCCAGAAGATGGGCTGCGCGGCGCCCAGCCGCCGCGCCACTTCCTCGTCGAGTCGGTCCAGGACAGCGAGGCGACGGACGTCGGCCGCGCCGGAGGCCGTCTGCAAGACCTCGCGGCGCATGGCTTCCATCGGTCGGCGCCGCAGCACGTCGCGCATGGCCGCCAGTTGCCCGGTGAGGGCTTGTGCGTAGATGGCTGCCTCAGTCACGCCGTCCTCCTCCCTGGCACCTCTTCCCGCTCCGCTCCGGGCTCTGTCCGTCCCGCCGGGGGTTCCAGGTAGCTCGCCACCAGCAGGGGCAGCAGCGCCCGCAGCGGGAGTGCGGCGAAGTCCAGCGTCGTCTCCTTCGACCACAAGCGCACGGCCGCGGCCGCGCGGTGGAGGCAGGGCCGCCCCCGGCGCGCCGGCCAGCACGTGCAGCTGACCGCGACGCCGTCGACGACGCGGACCTCGTGGTGCGCGTCCACCACGCTCCTGGAGGGCACCAGGCACACCCCGTCGACGCCCACGCGGCCCACCATCCGGTCCCAGCGGCTTGCCCGCACCAGCAGCAAGGCCGGGCGCCACGCGGCCTCGCGCTCGGAGAGCCGGCGGGTCAAGGCCACCCTTCCAGGCGCGCCCGCACCGCCACGGCCTCCTGGGCCTCCCGCGCCTCGGCCTCGAACACGGCCTCCATGGCCGCCTCGAAGCCGGCCTCCAGGCGCCGCAGCTCCCCCAGCAGCTCCCGGTGCGCCTCCCGCTTCTTCTCCGGGTCGCGCTCGCGGCGCAGCAGGCGCTGGTACGCCATCCGGTAGCGCCGGCGCCCCCGCTCCAGGTCGCGCAGAGCGCGCACCGCTCGTGCCCGCGCCAGGTGCGAGGCGGGCACCACGGACGTCCGCGGGGAGGCGGGCAAGGCGGGGCCGAAGCCGTCCGGTTCTTGGGGGCCGAAGGGGCCGTTCGCCTTGTTCATCGCCGGCCTCCTCGCACCACCGCCAGGCCGCCACCGGAGGAGGGGGTCTCGAGGCGCCGGCGGGCGATCTCGTAGCCGACCCGGTCGCGCTCCACCGGCGTGAGCGCGTCCAGCAGGTGCAGCGCCCGGTCGACCGGCGCCGGGCCCTCCCCGTAGGCGCCGGCAAGCTCCTCGCCCACGGCGCGGCTGCGCACCAGGCGCAGCACCTCGTCCCGGTGGAAGCGCCAACTCCGCAGGCCGTGCGCCCGGGCCCGGATCCGCCCCGCCGCCCGCATCACGTGCACCGTCTGCCGCGCGCAGCCCAGCACCGCCGCCACGTCCCTCGCCAGCCCCCAGGTCTTCCCCGGGGGCCACCCCGGCAGCTCGTCTTCGGTCACCGCATCCGGCGGCGGCCCCGCGATCGCTTCCCCGAACCGCCCCTGTTTCGCTAAGCTCGTCACTGCTTGGCTCCTTACTAGCCAGCAAAATCAGAGGGCTGACCCCCGACAGGGTCAGCCCTCTGGCGTTGCGTGCTGCGCGCCCGCCGCGCGTCCCCCCGACCCGGCCTCGGCCAGGTCGTCGACCAGGGCCCGCTCGAACCCCGAGCGCCAGGGCTCGTCCGCCGTGGCCAGGACGGCGGCGGCCATCGAGCGCGGGACCGGACGGCGCCCGCGCAGCACGTGCGACCACTCCGACTGCGACCGGCCCAGACCGGCCGCGAACTCGGCGTGGCTCACCCCGCGGCTCGCCCGCCAGCGCTCCATGAGCGCCGCGAAGCGGCTGACCCCCGGACTCCTCACGGTGACCCGTATGCTAGCCGCAGATGGCGCTTTCGTCAACTATCCTGCTGCGGTTTGCGTAATGTCTACCGCTTCTTGGTTGGCCCGTTCGGAGCGGTTTACAATCTGTGAAGCGTGAATAAGGGGCCCGTCGCCAGCCATCCGGGGCTGCGCATCGCGGCGCTGCGGGAGCACGCCCGGCTCAGCCAGCGGGCGCTGGCCGAGCTCGCCGGCGTGTCGCACTCCTATGTCACCAAGCTGGAGAGCGGGGAGATCCGCAGCCCGAGCGCGGCCAGGCTGGAGCGGATTGCGGCGGCGCTCCGATGGCCCGACCATAGCGCCATGCTCGCCAGCGACGAGCTCGACCCGCCCCGGGAGCCTTCCTGGACGCCGCAGAAGCTCGACGACCTGCGCGAGTGGCAGGCGGCGCAGTCCGAGCTGCTGGCCGAGTTCTACAGCGTGCTGCTCGGACTGCGCCGCGACGTCCGGACCCTCATCGAGCGCACGCAAGCCCCGAGGACGCCGCCCCCCGAGTCGGCCTCGTGACCGCCCCCTCGGGGGCGCAGCCCGCGCGCGGCCCCTACGGCGAGGGCTCCTGGCGCCGGCTGCCGTCGGGAAGGTGGCTGCTCGCCTTCGACCTGGGGCGCACCGCCGACGGCCGGCGCCGGCGCCGGGCGGTCACCGGGGCCACCAAGCGGGAGTGCCGGGACCGCCGGCGCGAGCTCGAACGGGTCGCGGCCGGCGGCGCCCTGCCCACCAGGCGGCAGGGGCAGCGGCTGGTCGCCGACTGGCTGCGGGAGTGGCTCGACGGGAAGCGGGGGACGGTCGAGGCCTCGACGTGGGCGTCCTACCGCGTCTGCGTCGAGACGCGCCTCGTCCCCCTGCTGGGCGGCGTGCGCCTGGCTGAGCTGGAGCCGGCCGACTGGCGCCGCGCCCGCCAGGTCCTGGCCGACCGGGGCCTGGCCCCGCGCAGCCTGGAGCTCGCCCACGTGACGCTCTCCCAGGCGCTCAAGCAGGCCGTGCGGGACGGTCTGCTCGTGCGCAACGTCTGCGACGCGGTCGACCCGCCGAAGGTGCCCCGGCGGGAGGCCCGGGCGCTGCCCGCCGGCGACGTCGCCGCGCTGTTGGCCCACGCCACGGGCGACTGGCGCTGCCTGTGGCTCCTGGCGCTCTACACCGGCATGCGGGAGAGCGAGTTGCTGGGGTTGACCTGGGACGACGTCGACGCCGGTGCGCGGCTGGTGACGGTGCAGCGCGCGCTGGTTGACGGGCCCGACGGCCTGCCCGTGCTGCGCGACCACCCCAAGAGCCGGGCCGGGATCCGGCGCATCCCCGTCCCGGGCGAGGTGGTCGCGGCGCTCGAGGCGCACGCGCACGCCCAGAAGCTGGAGCGCGTCCGGGCCGCGGCCTGGCCGGACACCGCGGGCGTCGTCTTCCTCTCCGCGAGGGGCACGCCGCTCCTGCGCAGCAACGTCGGGCGCGTCTTCCGCCGGGACTGCGCTGGCGCCGGCGTCGCCCGCAGAGCGCGCGAGGGCCTGCACCTCCTACGCCACACGTTTGCCAGCCACCTGCTGGCGGAAGGGCGGCCGATCACCGAGGTCGCCTACCTGCTGGGGCACGCCCACGCGGGCATCACGCTCGCGATCTACGCCCACTTCGTCCCGGGCTCGGGAGGCGAGGCGCCCGCCGCGCTGGCCCGCGCCTACGGGCGCCTGAGGCCCGACGGGGGCGCCTCCGTGGCGGAGCCAGGCGCGGGCGAATAGGCAAGCGAAAGGCGACTCAGCGCTCGCCGGCGGGCCGTGAGCAGGGCCTGAGCAGCGGGTGTGTATCTGGGGTGACCGAGGGGACTCGAACCCCCAACCTCTGGAGCCACAATCCCGTCCGCCCGTCCGCGCCGGTCAGCCCCGGTGCCCCGCCGCTCCTGGTGGGCCTCGCTCTGGCGCGGCCCGGACGCCCTCCGTTCCGCGCGGGATTGGCGACCGATTGGCGAGCGGCGGCGCCACGGTTACCCGCGGGTCTGACCAGTTCTACTTCTGGCGCTCCCTGGACGGGCCGCCCGTCCAGGGCTGGCTGATCCAACACCAGGTGAGGGAGCGGGTCTCCCTCAGGGCCGGAGCGCCCCAGTCCGGCCCGGCGGTGCGCCGCGGCCCCGAGGGAGCCCCTCCGGGCACCGCCGGTCGGCTACGCTCCTGCCACCGCGGATGGCGGCCGGGGCCGGCCGGCCCCGGCCAGCAGCGGAGAGGAGTGCCATGACCGAGAGCACGAGCCAGCTCGCCTACACCGTCGACCGGAACCTCACGGTGGCCGAGTTGCGGCGGCAGACGAGGGCGGAGCTGGAGCCGGAGCAAGACCTGCGGCTGCACGCGAAGGACGCCCTCGACCGGCTGCGCCAGCACTTCGAGCAGACGCCGGGCCGGCGGGACACGGAGGGCAGGGCGCGTGCGCACCTGGACCTCGTCCTGGTCGGGTACTGGCTCAAGGACAAGGCCCTGCAGCAAACGGCGCGCCACTTCGACTACCGGGTGGCGAAGGAGCTGGCGACGAACCTCGAGGAGCGCAGGCGCTACGTGCAGGTGACCATGCCCCGCCACCCGGTCGTGCGCGCGCTGCCGGTGTCGCGGCAGTTGCCTGACTCGCCAGAGCGGGCCTGACGAGCGTCCGCGGCCGGGCTGTGCAGGGCACGGTTGAGCCTGGCCGAGTCCGGCAGTGCAAGGGCAATGCAAGGGCATCCCCCCTGGCCAGGCTTGGCTGGGCATGGCCAGGCGGGGCCTGGCGGCCCACGGCAAGGGCACACCAAGGGAGGTCGAATGTACACCATCGCGGCGGTGCTCGAAGGGGTGGCGCCGTTGCTTTGCAACGGGTGGTCGCAGGACGCGCTGGACAAGCTCGACCGAGGCGAGACCGGCGGCAAGCTGACGCCCGAGGAGCGTCACGACGAGGCCTGCCAGAAGGTCGTCTGGACGGACGGCGACGGGCTGCCGGCTGCGCCGACCATTCCGCTCGATGGGCCGGTGACGCTGAGCTTCGTCCGGCCCCCGCAGGGCGCGGTGAAGAAGGCCATCGTCCGGGCCTGCCAGTTGGCCAACCTGAAAGAGGGACAGAAGGGCCTCGGCACCTACCTGGAGGCGACCCTGTTCGTCGACGCAGACGCGGCCTTCGAACCGTGCCAGGTCTTCATGCACCGGGTCTGGGGGCGCCGGCCGCCCAGGACGGGCCCGGCGTGCGTCGTCCGCCGTCCGGCGCTGGCCGCCGGGTGGCGCCTGCCGCTCACGCTGGTGGTGACCGACGATCTGCGGGGGCCGGACCGCGTACGGCAGGCCGTAGAAGCCGCTGGGCTCCTGGTGGGGATCGGCTCCTGGCGCCCGGAGTACGGACGCTTCATCCTGGCCGGGTGGCACGTCGCGGGGCATCCCTGAAGCGCCGCCTAGGCGTCAGCTGCCCCGTCCCGGCGCTGCTCCAGGGCCTCCACGCCGATCGCCAGGGCCTGCATGACGACGTCGTGCAGGAGCACCTCTCGCTCAGCGGCGAGGATCCGCAGCCGGCGCACGAGCTCCCGCTCTTCAGGGTAGACCTCGACGTTGAGCCGGGGCAGCCGGGTCTCTTCGGGACGCTTACGCCTCGCCACATCAGACAGTGTACTCACGTGTTGCATGTACCACACCTCCACCACAACTCTACCTCATTGCGTGCAACACATGCAACACGTGTGGTACGATATGGGTATGAAGCGCACGACGAAGCAGCAGCAAACGGGAGCCCCCGTGGGGCGGGCGACCAGTCGCCTCGAAGCCCGCCCAGGGCGGGAGATCGAGGTCCGGTTCTTCGAGGCGGGGCGGGAGGTGTCGGTGGAGGAGTTCCTGGCGGCGGTGGCGGAGGCCACTCCCCGCGCGCCGCGCTGGCGCCTCACCGAGGCGGGGCGGCGGGCCCTCGAGGGGGCCGCCTGATGGCCCCGGAGGAGCGGCGCCGGCGCGCGATCGCCCGCGCCCTGGCCAACGGCGGGGCGGCGGCCGTGCGGCGCGTGCGCTTCGGCCTGTACAAGGTCGCGAGCGCCTCCCGGCCGGGCGTCACGCACCGGGTGCGGGTGATCGGCGCCAACTGGTTCTGCACGTGTGAGGCGTCGCTCGCTGGGCGCCCCTGCTGGCACCAGGCGGCGGTCTACGTGGCCAAACTCGAGCACGCCATGCGGGGGAAGGGCCGGGTGACCGGCCCCGCGGCGCCGCCGACGAATGTGGTCGCCTTCCGGCCGCGGGGCGGCGCGCCACGGGCGGCCTGATGCGGCACCGCGGGGGCCCCGCCGGGGCGTAGGATGAGCACCGATGATCTACGTGCTGTGGGCGGAAGGGACGCCGTTGTTCAAGATCGGGACGACGAAGGGCACAGTCGATCGGCGCGTGCGCGACATCGCCGCGATGAGCCCGCTTCGGATCCGGATCATCGCGGAGGCGCGCGGTGGGCGGGCCGACGAGCTCCGCCTGCACATCGCGCTGCGGGAGTTCCGCGATCATGCGGAGTGGTTCGCCCTGCCGGAGGAGGCCGTCTGGTGGGTGCTCGGGCAGTGCGGTGTGGACGTCGACGCCGCGCGATCCGCGCCACTGACGGATCGGGACCGGGCGCTCGTTCGCGCCTACCGGGAGGGGGCCCCGCTGCCCCCTCCCGATGGAGCATAATGCTCCGTCCGTAGGGAGCCATGGCTCGGAGAGCGCGGAGCATTATGCTCCGCCAGCGGTACCGGTTCTTGGAGGCCTTCCGCCAGCACGGGAACATCACCCGGGCCTGCGACGAGGCCGCGATCGTCGATGAGCGGGGCCAGGTGGTCGAGGCCGGGCCGGAGCGGCACACGGTCCGCCGCTGGCTGGACGAGGACGCGGAGTTCGCGGCCGCCTGCGCCAACGCGACCGAGGAGGCCAAAGACTACGCCGAGTACGAGCTCTGGCGGCGCGCGGTGCAGGGCGTGCCGAAGCCCGTCTACTACCAGGGCGTGGTCGTCGGTGCCTACCGGGAGTACTCCGATCATCTGCTGCTCGCCCAGGTGCGGAAGTTCCGTCCGGCGGACTGGCGCGACCAGCAGTCCGTCGACGTGCGGGCGCAGCTGAAAGCCCAGCTGGAGATCACGGTGCAGGACGCCCGGGAGGCGGCCCGGGAGCACGTGTCGCCCGATGAGCTCGACCGCATCGCTCGCGCCGTCCTCGGCGACTGAGGCACCCCGGGGGGGTGCTCCGGCTGCCGAGGCCGCCCGAGAGGCCGCGCTCGATCTCGTCTTGCGGGCCGCGCGGGAGCGCCCCGAGGTCTACGCCAGGGTCGCGCACGGCCTCGTCCCGGCGCCCCACCACCGGCGGTGGCTCGAGGCCCTGCGGGAGGCGGTGGAGACGCCCGGCGGCCGCCTCCTCCTGGTGGCGCCTCCCGGGAGCGCGAAGAGCACCGTCGTCAGCCTCGTGCTGGCCCTGTGGTACCTGGGGCGCTGGCCCGACCGGGCCATCCTGGCCGTGACCAGCAGCGACAGCATGGCGGGCCAGTTCCACGGGGTGGTGGAGCTCGCCCTGCGCACCAACGCCGCCCGGCGGGCCGTCTTCCCGGAGGACGAGGCCCTGCCCGCGCCGGCCAGGGGCTGGAGCCGGGACGGGCTGTTCCTGCGCGGGGTACCAGACGGGGTGAAGGACCCCAGCTACCGCTGCATCGGCTTCGGGACCAAGATCGTCGGGACCAGAAGCCACCTGCTGCTGCTCGACGACCCGGTCGACCAGGCCACCAGCCTCTCGGCGGTGGAGATGCTGACCGTCCGGCGCGAGCTGGACAACGTGCTGCTGCCGCGCCTGCACCCGGAGGGCAGCGCGATCGCGATCACCACCCGCTGGGCGGAGGAGGACGTGGGGGCCCACCTCCTCGCGCAGGGCTGGCGCCTGGTGGCCACCCCCGCCCTGGGCGACTACCACTGGCTCACGAGCGGGGAGCGCGACCCCGAGACCGGCGAGGGCTCGCTCTGGCCCGCCCGGTGGAGCCTGGAGTGGCTCCTGGCCGAACGCCGGCGCCTGGGGGGCGCGCAGTGGTCGACGGTGTGGATGGGCGACCCCGTGGCGGTGGGCGCCGGCGTCTTCGGCGACGCCTCCTGGTTCCGCCCCCTGCCCGAGCACTTCCTGGAGCAGATCGCGCCAGGCGCGGTGCGCATGACCTTCGTCGACACCGCCTTCTCGGCTGGTGCGGCGGCGGACTACACCGTGGCGCTGACGCTGGCCTACGACCCCCGGGACCCGCAGCGCCGGACCTACCTCACCGGCCTCTTCCGCAAGCGGATCACCGAGGACGGCCTAGCCGACGCCCTGGCCGAGCACCTGCTCCAGGTGCGCCCCCACGCCGTGGGGGTGGAGCTGCCGGCGTTCCGGCAGGAAGCGGTCGGGGGCCTGGTGCTCGCCCTGCGCGCGCGCCTCCTGGGGCGCCTGGCGGTGGACGTCCAGGGGCTCCCGGTCTCCACGGACAAGGTGGTGCGGGCCCGCCTCCCCGCCGCCCGGGCCGAGGCCGGGCTGCTGCACGTCGACAAGCAGCTCCCCCTGTGGCCGGTGGCGGAGCGGGAGCTGCTCGGCTTCCCGGCGGCCGCGCACGACGACGTCGTGGACGCGCTGTCCGGGGCCATGGTCATGTGCCTGGGGCCCGCCGCCGGCCGGGTGCGGGCCTCCCCGGCGCCGGCGCGCTTCGGGTAGCCCGCCCCCGCAGGGGCCCCTGGCGGTTCCGGCGCTCCGCCTCCCGGCCCTGGAGCGCCTCCAGGCTGGGACACAGCGCGGTGTACGCGTCCTCCGCCATCCGCACGACGTACTCGGCCAGCCACGGCTCGACGGGCACGTCGTCCGACACGGGGCACAGGACGTACATGGTCTCCCGTGTCCCCTCCCAGGCGCCCTTGGCGCCCAAGCCGCCGCGGCGTCGCCAACGCATCGCCGGGCGCGTCATGACCACCACTGAGGGGCCCGGCTCCGGGGCGTACAGGGCGGCCAGCTCGTCGAGGTCCTCGTCCCGCGCCTCGGCCCAGGTGGCCAGGGAGAGCACCCGGACGCCCGTCCAGGGGCCACGGACGCCGCCGGCGGCGTCGCGCACCGCCTCCTCGAGCCGCGCCGCCCAGGCGGCGAGCCCGCGCTCCTCCAGGCGCCGGTCGAAGCATGCGTCGTTCATCTTGCTTGGGCAGGGTATCCTGGGCGCAGCCCCGGTGCAGGACGGCGGTGGGGAGCACGGTACCCGTCACGTCCAGTCCGCTCCAGGGAGCGCCCGGTGGCCGAGCGTCGACGCAGCCCCTCCGCGCCGATCCGCCAGGACGACGCCTACTACGAGGCGCTCGTCTGCGAGACCGTCCGCCAGCTGCAGAGCGAGTTCGACACCCGGGACCGGCAGTACCGCTACACCGACAGCGTCCTCTGGTCGACCTACCCGGTGGAGATCCCGGACGCCTACCAGACGACGACGCGGGTGATCCGCTCCCCCCTGCAGCTGAACATCGTCAACACCATCGCCGCCGCGCTCTCCGTCAACCCGGCCCAGGTGAGCTTCGAGCCCGTGGGCCGGGGCTCGGCGGGGCAGCTCAACGCCGAGCTGCGCCAGGCCTTCTTCGAGGCCTCCTGGCGCCGGCAGGAGCAGGAGAGCGGGCGGCAGCTCCTGCGCCTCTTCCTCTGGTCGATGGTGGCCCGGGGCCTGGGCGTGCTGAAGACCATCGAGCGCAGCAAGAGCGCCTGGCGGGGCTACACCGCCTACAGCAAGGCGCTGCAGAAGCGCCTCGACGACCCCGACGACCCGGAGTACGGCGAGGTGGCCCGGAAGGGCGACGAGGAGAAGAAGCGGGGCGCCTACGACGAGGCCACAGAGAAGTTCAAGCGCACCGCGCCGTACCCCATCGCGTCGACGGACGTGCCCGCCGACCAGTTCTACTTCTGGCGCTCCCTGGACGGCCTGCGCGTCGCCGCGGAGATCAGCGAGGTGCCCTACCTCGAGGCCCTGGAGCGCTACGGCGCCGGGTTGGACCGGGACGGGCGCGTGGTGCGCCACGAGGGCCTGGGCCTCCCCCGTGGGGAGTGGGAGCAGGTGATGAGCGGCCTGCCCACCCTGACCTTGTACGAGGTCTGGTGGTGGGACGTCTGCTACTACTGCCTGGGGGGCCCCGGCCAGAAGAGCACGGCCACGCCCTACGGGTCGACCGAGGGCACCACGCTGGTGCGCAACCCGGTCAAGCACGGCTACGGCGACCCGTACACCCGCACCCTCCGGGGCCCCTACTTCCCCGCCTACGGGATCACCTCCGGGGCCCGGACGCCCGACCGGGAGGGCCTGGGCGTGCTCTTCCCCTTCCTCTCCCTGTTCCCCGCCCTGGACGCCTACCTGACGATCCAGAGCAACGCCGCGTTCCAGACCGGCTTCCCGGCCTACAAGCGCCCCGCCCCGCCGGCGCAGAGCCTGACGGCGGCCCTGGGCGGGGGCGCGGCCAGCGGGGTGGCCCCCTACGGCCTGGACGGGAGCGAGCAGGACGCCCTGGGCGCCCAGACGCAGCGGGTGCAGCCGGGGATGATCTACCCCTACGACATCCAGCCGGTGGAGCAGCCCCGCGCCGGCGTCGACCTGGACAAGAGCCAGGCCGCGCTGCGGGGGCTGGTGGAGCTGGCCCTGCCCGCCGCGGTGCAGGGCGTCGTCTCCGGGGACACCTCGGGCTACGCGCTGAACCAGGCCGCGCACCTGGCTCGGCTGGCCTGGGACCCGATCGTGAAGAACGCCCAGGTGGCCCTCTCCCAGCGCACCGGCTTCGAGAGCTGGCTGATCCAGGCCCGGGTGGGGGAGCCGGTCTACGCCTGGTCGGGGGCCCCGGGGACGGGCGGGGCGGTGCGCCGGGCCCTGGCCACGGCCCAGAAGGGGCCCTCGGGGTGGCTGGGGGTGGGCCCGGACGACCTGGGGGGCGTGCACCGCTACACGGTCACGCTGGACCCCGACGTGCCGGCCAACCGGGCCCTGGAGGTGCAGACCCACGAGTCGCTGGTGCGCAACAACTTCGAGTCCGTGAACCAGGCCGTGGAGGCCCTGGGGGGCGACCCGGGGGAGACGGAGCGCCAGATCATCGTCGCCAACGTGAAGAAGTCCCCGCCGGTGCAGGAGCGCCTGATGGAGCGGATCCAGCAGCTGCTGGGCATGCTCGACGCCCAGAAGCTCGCCGCCGTCGGCGCCGGCCCCACCGGCACCCCCAACCTGCCCCCGGAGATCCTGGCCCTGCTGCAGCAGATGGAGGCCGCCCCGCCGGCTGGGCCACCTGGGCCACCGGGGGCCAACGGGGCGGGGCCGGCGATGGCCGGCTTGGGTGGGCTGGGCCCCCTGCCGAGGCAGGCCTTCGCGCCCGGGATGGGCATGCCCAACCAGCCCACGCCCCAGGGGAGCGTCACCGGCATGGGCCCCGGCGGCCAGGGGGGCTCGCCTCCGGGCAACGTCGCGGGCACGCCCTGGCAGCCCGTCAACCCGCCGGCGGGGGCCCAGCCGATCCCTGGCGTGGGGCCGACGGGAGTCTGACGGGTGGTCGACGGCTACGCGCCAGGGCCCCCTGTGGGGGCTTCTCCTGCGCAGTCCCCCAAGGAGATCCCCCGCCCCCCGCTCACCGGCGTCCCGTCGCGCTACGTCGCCCCCGGCGACGGCCAGGCGGCCACGGTCAGGCTGCCCCGCGCCGACGCCCACGTCGACCCCCAGGGCTACTGGGAGCAGATCGCCCTCGAGGTCGCGGCGTGGATCGACGCGACGGCCCAGACGGTCGCGGCGGAGCTGTACGAGGGGGCCTACGCCCCGTTCTCGGCGCGGGTCACCCTCGAGCGCCAGGCGGCCTACTACGCGGAGTTCTTGTTCTTCGCCGGGGGCATGCCCAACCCCCGGGCCTGGGAGCAGCTCTACCAGACCGCCGGCGCGGACGGGCTGGTGGACGCCGTGCGGGGCGCCGCCCGCTGGCGCAAGGACAACGGCCTGCCGGTGACCCTGCCCCCGCCGGTGGAGCCCGGCGTGCCCCCCGGGGAGCGGGCCGCCGGCGTCGCGGGCGACCCCGTCGTCCCGGCCGCACCGGCGGCGCCCCCGGTGGTCGCGCCCCCCGGACCGCCCGGCCTCGCCCGGGAGGGGGCGCCCGCACCCGTCCCCCCAGGGGGCCTACCCGGGCCCGGCCCGCAGGTGTACACGCCCTCGCCGATGCCCCCCCCGCCGCCGCCGGGGACGCCCCCGGTAGGAGTGTGACCCATGGCCGTGCTCGATGACTTCGCGCAGCTCCCGGAGGACGACCAGGCGACGTGGCGGGCCCGGTACGGGGCCTCGGCCCCCTACTTCTGGGGCGCGGAGACCCAGCGGATCCAGGTCCCTCCGCGGGCGCAGGGCTTCTACGCCCTGCCCGCCGACCAGCAGGCGACGTGGTACGGCGTCTACGGGGAGCGCGCCGCCGAGCAGTGGGCGCAGCAGAGCGGCGCCCCTGAGCCGGAGCCCCCGGGGCTCCCCGTCCCGGCACCCGGGACGCCCACCGGCCCCATCGGCACGCGCCGGTCGGGAGAGGACTTCAACTACGGCCCCACCCGTCCGGGGCCTGGGGTCTACCCGGCCGCGATCCCCGGGCAGACCGTGCCGGGGCGCCCGACCGACGTCCCCTTCGGCTCGACCGTGGCCCCCAGCACCTGGAACCCGGCCGTCCCCGCCCAGGGGCGTCGGGAGGGCTGGGGCACCATCGGCGCCCAGACGGCGGGGATCCCCTACGGCTGGGGCGTGCCCGGCTTCGGGCGGGACCCGATCAAGATCCGGGAGGAGTACCTCCCCCACCTCTTCGACCCCCGGGTGGCCCCCGGCTACCTCCCCGGCTCGGGGACGTTCAATCAGTTCCCGCTCAACGATCCGGGCCTCTTCGGCCCCCTCAAGGGCTCGGGGAGCCCCGAGGTGGTCAACCTGCGCTACGGCCTGGGCGGGACGGGCGACCCCACCACCGGGTACGAGGTGCAGACCCCCGAGCGCTGGATCACCGGCGCCCCCGGCGCCAGCACCACCGCGCTCCAGGGCGACGTGTACGCCAGGGGGGTCAGGGCCCTCCCGGGCCGCGGCGGGGGCGCCGGCGGGGGCTGGCTCCCCGTCTCCCCCGGCGTCAGCGTCTGGCAGGCCCCGGACTACGCCTACGGCGGGGGGGGCGGGGGGGGCGGGGGGGGCGGGGGCGGCGTGATCGAGGTCGACCCGGCGACGATCACCGTCAGCCCCGGCACGGGGGGCCGGGGTGTTCCCCACGGCACGGGGGGCGGCTTCTTCACCGCCGGGCCCGGCTACTCTCCCGCCGAGCTGGGCCAGGACTGGGGCCAGGCCCCGCAGACCCAGGGGCTGGACTATCTCATCACCCTGTTCATGCGCTCGGATACCCCCACCGGCATCTCGACCGCGGCGTGGAGCGCGCCCCAGCAGTACTGGGACGGGCTCATCAACGCCATCCGCCAGGGCCTCGTGCGGATCGCCGACCCCCAGGCGTGGGACATGCTCCGGCAGAAGAATCCGGCCTACACCCCCCAGAACATCGGCGGGGCCGCCCTGACGGGCCCGCAGCCGGGCACGGGGACGCCCGGGGCGGGGGCCGGGGGCACGCCGGAGCAGAACTACTACGCCACGATGGCCGCGGTGGCCCAGGCCAACCAGGCCATGCAGGCCTCGTACGTCGAGTGGCAGATGGCCACGGGGGATGAGCGGCTGGCCGCGGAAAAAGCGCAGCAGGCGTGGAGCCGGACGTTCCAGGAGGCGCAGCAGGCCTGGCAGCAGAAGGCCCAGACCGCGGGCCTCACCGGCGTCCTGGACGGGCAGGACACGCTGGCCAAGCAGCAGCAGCTGTGGAGCCAGGGGTTCCAGCAGCAGCAGCTCGGCCAGCAGGGGGCGCTGCAGCTCCTCGACCTGCAGTCGCGTCTCCAGGGGCCGCGGGACTGGCAACGGTACTGGACCTTGAACGAGTCCACCCCCGCCGGCCTCCAGGATGCGCTCCGCGCGCTCGCCGGTAACTACCAGCTCGCCGGGAGCGCCGCGCAGGGGACTCCGGGGGCCGCCACCCTGCAGAGCCGCATCGGTGACCTGACGTCGACAACGGGGGGCACGCCGGCGCAGGCCCCCGGCCAGGGCGCCGGCGACTACGCCCTCCGCTCCCCCAACCAGTTTTCGCTGAGCAATTGGGCGGCCATGTCCCCGAGTCAGCAGCAGGGGGTGGTCGGCCTGTACGGGGCGGCGGGCTACTCGGAGGACGACTTCCTCAAGCAGCTCCAGGCGGCGGCGCCGCGTTACGCCGGCCCCAGCACCGGCCAGCTGCGCTACTAGAGGCGCGGGAGATGCTTCCACGAGAGGCCTCGGAGGATGTTGGAGATGCAGCCCCGCGAGACCCCGAACCGTCGGGCGATGGCGTGTTGGCTCAGGCCGGCGGCGCTCAGGCGGCGAACGTCCTGCACCTGCGCTGGGGCGAGCACCGCCGCGTGATGGCGGACGCCTCGGTGATGGGGGATCAATCCGGCGGCCTCCGCCCGTGCCGCGTTCACCGCCGGTGGCACCCACTCGAGGTTGACCACTCGGTTGTCGTGCTTGACCGTGTTCCCGTGGTCAGCGTGGTAGCCCGGGGGCCGGGGGCCGACGAACGCCTCGAGGACGAGCACGTGGACGAAGGCGTGGTGGCGGGACCCGTTCCAGTGCAGCTTGACGCGGCGGTAGCCTCGAGGATCCGTCCAGCCGAGGGACCAGCCGGTGTGGCGTCCAGGGCCCCACGCAAGGCTTCGTACCTGCCCCTGGTCGCTGACCTCGTAGAGGCCCTCGTACCCCACGACGGGGCGCCAGCGTTCGGTAGCCTGGTCAGGCATCAGAAGCGCATCCCTTCTGGTGAAGTGGTCGCCGGGGTGCTCCAACACCCCGGCGGCTGCGTCTCGAGTGTATCGGGAGGGCGTTGAGATGCCGTTGCCCCCCATTCGGCTCGAGGACTTTCGTCGCTTCGCCGTCCGTAAGTGGACGGAGACGACCCAGCCGATCGTCGACGAGTTGGCCCACCAGAACTGGGCCCTGGACGCCCAGCGGCGCATCAGCGACCTGGGCGATGCCGCGTCGGGCGCCCTCCGCACGGCGCAGGCGCTGCCCCAGACGACCGTCGCTCCGGCGGCCGCCGCGGCGCACGACTGGGCGGCCCAAGCCCAGGCGCAGATCAGCGGCCTCGGGGACGCTCTCGGCGGGCTGGGCGAGGAAGCCCGCTCGGGCTTCGCGCAGGCCCAAGCCGCGCCTCTGCCCTCGCTGGAGGCGCCGTCCAGCTGGGAGCCGTCGACCCCACTCGAGCAGGCGGGCGCCCTGGCCAGCCGCCTCCCGCGGGCGGCCGTGCAGCCCTTCCGCGAGCTGCCGGGCACGGTGGGCGCCGGCGTGGACTGGCTGCGGGAGCGGACCCTGCGGGAGCAGAACCGCCAGCGCGCCGCCGAGGAGTCCTACGCCGCTGGCCTGAACGAGGCCCTCGGGCGCGAGGCCATCAGCCCCGAACACACCGGCTGGTACCTGGACGCTGGCGCGGCCCTGGCGGGGGGGCTGCGCCGGGGCCAGCGCGGGGCCCTCCCGCGGCTCAGCCCCGAGCAGCAGGCCCAGCGGGCGGCCGACGGCGCCGCGGAGCAGCGGGTCTTCGACGCCATCGCTCGCCTCTGGCGCCGGGGGCCACAGGGGGAGGCCGCCGCCGACGATCTGCGCTTTTTAGCCGTGGGCAAGGGCGAGGCGGGCGAGCAGGCGGCGCGGGAGTACCTCGCCACCAGGGGCCTCGAGGACGTCTTGCCCCGCGCGTTCGGGATGCTGCCCCCCGTGGGCGCGGCGCGCCAGATGGCGTCCGCGCTGGGGGAGGGGGTCGACTGGCTGCGCGAGCGCTCCCGGGAAGAGCAGGAGCGTCAGCGGGGCGCCGAGGCGGGCTACGCCGCCGGGCTCAACGAGGCCCTGGGGCGCGAGGTCATCACCCCCGAGGAGGCCCGCTGGTGGAGCGAGGCGGGGCAGGCCATGGCCGGGACCGGACCCGTACGCCGTGTGCCCAGTCCCACCAGGCAGCTGGGACTCGCGGAGGCGCCAGAAGCGGCCGGGTTGGCGAAGGCCGACCTCGACCTGCTGCGAGGCCCCCGTCCCAGCGACCCGGCGGGCGCGTCGAACTGGGACCGGCTCATCGCCTGGATGACCAGCAATGCCCTGTCCAACCCCCGCTCGCTGGCCGGGAACGCCCTGGGGGGGCTCGAGCAGACCGCCGGGCGGTTCGGGCGCTACACGGTGCAGCGCCGCCCGGGAGACGTGTGGACGGAGCTGGGCGCCTGGTGGGGGGCGCGGGGGGACGTCGGCGAGGCCTTCTGGAACGCGCTGTGGAAGGGCGAGCGCCCACCCCAGGTGGGGGACGCCGTGGGGGCCACCGCCGACCTGCCGCCTCAGGCGTTCGCCGGCCCGAAGGGGCTGGTCGTCACCCCGGCCAACCGCATCGCCGGGGCCACCGACGCGTTCTTCTCCACCCTGGCCCGCGCCGGGGCCGAGGCGGTGGCCGACGCGCGGGGCCTGACCGGCGCGGCGCGGGAGGCGTTCCTCAAGGAGCAGGTGCGGGAGGCCGTCCTGGCGGGCGAGCCGTCCCGCATCACCCGGCTGCTGGGCGACGTCAAGGCGGGCATCAACAGCCCCCGGGTGGAGGACAAGCTCAAGGCGGCGGCGGCGATGGTCTACGCCCCCTTCGCGCGCGTCCCGGAGGTCATCTGGCGCCAGGGGCTGCGCCGCGCCGCGTCCCCGGCGGTCGACCCCTTCGTCGCGGTGGGGCAGTTGGCGATGGGCAACCGGAAGGCCGCGACCGAGGCGGCCCGGCGGTGGGCGGTCAACTCCACCATCGCCGGGGCGACGCTGTGGCAGGTGGGGGAGGGCAACCTGACCGGCAGTGGCCCGGACGACGCCGCGGAGCGCAAGCGCTGGGAGGCCCGTGGCTGGCGCCCCAACAGCGTGCGCGTGGGAGGCAACTGGTATTCCTACGAGTTCCTGGGGCCGCTGGGGATGCAGCTCAACGCGCTGGCCACGGCGGCCGAGACGTGGGCGGCCGCCGGCGAGGAGCCGGACGCGGCGGCTTACAAGCAGGTCGACAAGGTGGTCAACCGCATGGGCCAGCTGGCCTACGACGAGTTCTACCTGCGCAACTTCTTCGACCTCCTCGGTGCGGTGAAGGACGGGCGCATGACCGAGAGCCTCGAGCGCACGGCCACGGAAGCCGGCGCCCGGCTGCTCCCCGTCTCGGCGGCGCAGAACTGGCTCGCCGGAGGCCTCGACCCCTACGAGCGGGAGACGGAGACGGGGCTCGAGCGGCTCCAGGCGCGCACCGCATTGCGGCAGGGGTTGCCCGCCCGCATCGACCCCACGACGGGCGAACCACAGCGCCGTGCCGGCACCCCCGCGGAGCGCCTCGGGGGCTTCGGGCGCACCACGGCCGAGCAGACTCCTCTGGCCGTCGAGGTGGCCCGGCTGAAGGAGGCCGGCCAGGACGTCAGCGTCCCGGCGTTCTCCCCGGGCGAGAAGTACAAGGACGTCGAACAGACGCCCGCCCAGCGGCGCGTGCTGCAGCAGGCCTACGGCAGCGAGGTCGCTCAGGCCACCCGCGACGTGCTCGCCAGCCCGGCGTACCAGCAGGCCGACGACGCGGAGAAGGCGCGGCTGCTGCGCCGGCAGCTGACGCTGGCCCGCAGCCGCGCCGACGTCGTCGCCGGCGACCGCGTGGCCCGCAGCGACAAGGACCGGGCGGCCCGGGCCTGGGACGCCGTCCCGCGCTACCTGGGGGTGAAGGGGACGCCGGACGAGGTCCGGCGGGGCAACCTGGAGACGGCGCACGCCAAGAGCGTGCTCAGTGACTACCGCAAGCGGTACGGGGGCGACGTGGGGGAGGCCCGCTTCCGCCGGGAGCAGCCGGAGCTCTCCCGCCTGACGCTGCGCGACGCCGTCGACGCCGACGTGCTCGCGGCGAAGAAGAAGCGCATCGAGCAGGAGTACGGGGTGGACCTACCGTGAGCGGCGCCGGAATTCGCTCAAGAGGGTCCCCCCGATGACCCCGACCAGCAGCCACAGGCCGACCGGGACGTGGTTGTGGGTGTTGCCCACCAGGACGAGGCCGATGAGGATAACCAGCCAGGCCGCGGTGAGCGTGCGCTCCGTGGGCGAGAGCGCGGGGGTGGTGCTAGGCTTCGTCTGCATCGCAGGCCTCCGGCCTGAGGTGCCACGCTCCCGGCGGTCCTCGCCCGCGCGGGAGCCCTTCCTGTCTTCGAGTGTACGGCACGGCGGGCGCCGCGGATGTGGCCCCCGTCACTCCCGAGGAGCCGACCGTGGCTGAGGACGTGGAGGGGTACATCCGGACGGCCGCCACCCGACGCGGGATCGACCCCGACATCGCGGTGCGGGTCGCAAGAAGCGAGGGCGGCCTGGTGCCGAACCGGACCGGCTCCTTCCCGACGGGCAAGAGCTTCTGGCCCTTCCAATTGCACTACGGGGGCGCTGGCACCCCGTATGCCTCCTTCGGCACGGTGGCCGGGATGGGCAACGCCTTCACCGCCCAGACGGGCTGGCAGCCGGGCGACCCCAACGCCTGGCGGGCAGCCACCGACTACGCCCTCGACCAGGCCCGGCAGCACGGGTGGGGCCAGTGGTACGGGGCCCGCAACGTCGGCATCACCGGCTTCCAGGGCATCAGCCGCAGCGCGGCGCCCGCGTCCCCGGCCGGGAACACCCCGTCCACACCCGCTGGCGTCGCCCAGGACACCCGCAGCGGGGCGGACGCGCCGGCGTGGTACCGCGACCTTACCGGGGCCACGGACCTGCTGGAACGGCGCGGGGAGCCCGTCCCGGAGCGGCGGTACCTGCCCGAGGCCCCCGCCGACGGCGCCCCCGCCTGGTACCGCGAGCTGCTGGGGGCCGGTGCCGCGCCCGCCGCGGCCGCCGCCCCGGCCGGCGGGGCCGACCGCGGCGTGGTCTGGCCGGTGGCCGGGCAACCGTGGGGGAAGGTGAACAACCCTTTCGGGGGGGTGCAGTCCCGCGCCGCCGGGGCGACCGTGGCCCTGCCGGCGAGCAACGTGGGCGCCGACCTGACCGCCAACTACGGGGCGGCGCTGGTCGCCCCGGTCAGCGGCACGGTCGTGCAGGTGTACGACGCCCCGAACGAGAGCGACCGGAACCTCAACGGCGGGTGGGGCGGGATGACCCTCCTGCAGGGGGACAACGGCCTCTACTACCGGATCAGCCACCAGAAGCCGGGGAGCCTGCGCGTCGCCCCGGGCCAGCGCGTCGCCCAGGGGCAGCAGCTGGGGCAGGTGGGCGTGTCGGGGAACGCGACCGGTCCCCACGCGGACGTCGAGGTCTTCGACCGCCCGGGCCACTTCTTCAACATCGTCGACGCCCCTGGCGGGCGGACGACCAGCGGCCCATCGCCGGCGACCGCCCTACCGGGGGGCGCCGCCTCGGGGGGCGACCCGCAGTGGTACCGTGACGTGCTGAGCGGAGGGACGATCTGATGGCTGCGGGGCCGTTCGCGTCGATGCTCGCTGAGTGGATCGCCCGGCGCCGGGCGCAGGCCACGGGAGCCGCCCCCCCCCCCGCCGCGCCGGACGGGGCCACCGGACCGAGCGAGGCCGTTGGGGTGGAGCCGCCGGCCGCCCCGGACGCGGCTCAGGCCACCGACCTGCCCGCGAGGCCCTACCCCAACCCGCAGAACCTCCTCGAGCGCCAGTACAACCAGCTCTGGGAGATCGAGCAGCAGCTGGCGAAGGCGAAGCTGGACGCCCAGTCGGGCGACGACGGCGTGCGCATCCCGGCGGAGAAGATCATCCCGACCCTGACCACGCAGCAGACGTCGCTGCTGTCCCAGATCGGCCAGCAGGAGAACCGGGAGGCCGACAACCGGCGGGCCGACGAGCAGCGGGCCCAGGCCGAGGCCGACCGCAAGCAGCGGGAGGCGGACGCCAAGGCCGAGCGTGACCGGCTGGCCGCCGCGCAGCCCAAGAACGGCGACACCCGGACGACCCGGGTGGAGCACAACGGGATCACGGCGGTCATCACCGAGCGGTACCAGAACGGTCAGTGGAGCTACGTGCAGGGCAGCGCCAAGCCCGACACCGGCATCTTGGGCCAGCCCAGCGAGCGCACCCAGGTCGACCTGGAGACGGCGCGGGTCACCCTCCAACGGGCCCAGGCGCAGCTCGCGGCCGAGACGGACCCCCTGAAGCGCGAGCAGCTCCAGGTGCAGGTCGAGCAGGCCCGGGTCGCCCTGCAACAGGCGCAGCAGAACCTGAACAAGCCGACCGACGTCCAGCAGGACGGGTACCTGGTGCGGGTGCGCCCGGATGGCACGACGGAGCGCATCGACACCCTAACCCCCGACCAGCGCCGGCAGCGCGACGAGGCCACCGCCCTCGACCTGGAGGCCAGGCGCCGGGGCCAGCTGCCCACCAACGCCTACGCCGCCCTGCAGCAGGAGACGCAGCGCCTGCAGGGGCGCGCCCAGCAGGAGCTGGACCGCCTGAAGGGCCTCCAGGAGCAGGGGGTGCTCTCCGCGGAGCAGGCCTCGTCGCAGTTCCAGGGCTGGTTCCAGACCTACGTCGCCGGCCCCCTGGCCGGTCTGCGGGCCCAGGCCGAGGAGGCCCAGCGGGCGGAGCGCCAGCAGGTCGAGGAGCGCAACCGCCTGGAGGACATCCGGGTGCAGCAGGCCAACCAGCAGCGGGAGCAGCTCGCCCAGCAGTACGGCGAGCAGGCCCGCTCCGCCCTGGTCTCCACCTTCCCGAGCGCCCGCAGCCCGGAGTTCGCCGCGCAGTACGGGGCCAACGTGGCGGCCGTGGCCAACCGCGCCGGCGGACGCACCGCCGAGGAACGGATGGCGGCCCCCCGGGGGCCGGGCTACACCGGGGCCGCCTTCTCCCCCCAGAACATCGTCGCCGTGATGCCCGACCCGGACACCATCGCCCGCGCCGCGCGGGACCGGGCCCTGGCCGCGATCGCCCCCGCCCAGGCGATCCGGAGCGGCTCCACGGCCCCCACCCTCCCCGGCCTGCCGGACATCTCCGAGCTGATCGCCCGCGTCCCCTACTCCGGGCCGCTCGCCGCCGCCCCCTCGCCCGCGAGCGGGCTGCTCCCTACGCCGGGACGGGAGGCCGTCGACCTGGGCACCGGGCGGGCGAGGACCTACTTCGGCCCGGACGGGCGGGTCTATACGGATTGGGACATCCGGTAGTCAGCCGAGCGGCACGCGGCGTGCAGCGCTCTTCGAGGCGCCACTGGTGGCTCTTGGGGCGCGCCCCCCGCGACTCGGGAGGGGCCGCCGCGGCGGTCCCGTGCAGGCGGGGCCGCGGCGGCCCCGGGCATCGTACCTGGCAGCGGGTGCCAACTGGCAGGAGTTGACAGGCGGGGCCGGCCGGCTCGACACTTGCGCCGTGACGACGGACGCGCGGCCCGCCGGCGCCGAATGGGTGGAGGCCAACCCGCCCCCCACCTGGCGCCCCGGTGATCCCGCCCCTCCGCCGGCGCCACCCCCCGCGCCACCGGTGACGGCGGCGCGGGGCACCCGTGCGTCCGACGAGGTCCCGGCCCCCGCTCCGCGGGAGCAACGGGAGGCCCCGTCCGGCGCCGACGGCCGCCCCGGGGAGAGCATGGGCCGCTTCCTCGACCGGATCGTGCGGGGGCACGCGCCGGCGCAGGGACCCGCCGCTGACGACCTCGAGGAGGAGCCGGAGGCCCCCGACGAGGCGCCCGCCGCTCCGTCCGCCGGAGAGCCGCAGCGGCCCCCGGACGCCGCCCCTTCGCCCGCGGCCGCACCGCCGGTGCAGCTCTCCGCGCAGGCCAAACGGGCCATCGGCCAGCTGAAGGCGCTGGCGCCGGGTGACCTGGAGGCCCTGGCGCACGTCGACGGGCCGGTCAAGGCCCTGGTCGAGGCGGAGCTGACCCGCCGGCAGGCGGTCGCCCAGCGCCAGCTCGCCGACCGGGGCCAGCAGACGCGGCTCCAGCAGCGGCAGGCGCTGCAGGCGCAGGCGGCGGCCCTGCACGACACGGACGCCTACCAGTCGTCCGAGCAGTTCCTGCAGGCCTACGCCATGGAGCAGCAGGACGCCTTCCTGGCCAACATGGTCAAGGCCTACGACCGGGTGAGCCTCGACCCGCTGCTGCTGGCCCTGCCGGAGACAGAGCGCGCGGTCCTGCTGGAGGCGATGCCCCCCAGCATGGACGGGCGCAAGTACGTCACCGAGCAGGCCATCCAGCGCATCAAGGCCAACGAGGCCCGCCGGCTGCTCCGCTCCCCGGCCTTCCGCAAGCAGGTGCTCGCCGCCGTGCGCGGCGAGCCGGCCGCCCCCGACGACGACCCCCTGGGGGACGAGCCCGAGCTGGGCGCCGAGCGGCGCTCCGCCGGGGCCCGCCCCCCCCAGGGCAAGTCCCCCATGGACGCCCTCATCAGACGGGGATTCGGCCAGCGCGTGGGCTAGCCCAGGAGACCGGGACCGAGAACCATCCCTCGCCCGCTGGTGCAGGACGGCGGTCGTCACGAAGCGTGGAGTGACGGCCCATGGCCATCTACGACGCCAGCATCGACCGGGTCGATGCCGGCAGCACGATCCCGCCCGACCACGTCAACGAGGTGATCAAAGGCGGGACCGAGAAGTCCGCCGTCTTGAGCATGTTCACCCGCAAGACGATGACCCGCCTCCAGCAGACCAGGCCCGTGCTGGACGCCAAGCCGTATGCCTACTTCGTCAACCCCCACGACACCGGGCTGAAGCAAACCACCGACGTCCGGTGGTCGACGCTGACGCTGAACGCCGAGCCCATCGCCGTCATCGTCCCCATCCCGGACGACGTCGTCGCGGACAGCGGCATCGACCTCTGGGCGGAGATCAAGCCCGAGCTGACCGAGGCGGTCGCGGCCGTGATTGACAACGCCGTCTTCTTCGGGCTGAACCGCCCCACCACCTGGCCGGTGGGCATCTTCAGCGGGGCCACGACCGCCGGCAACACGGTCACGGCCACCGCGCCGGGCGCCGGCACCCCGGACACCTTCGACGACCTGAACACGGCCATGACCCAGGTGGAGACGGACGGCTACACCCCCCGCCGGTGGGTCATCTCGCCCCAGTTCAAGGGGGTCATCCGCAACACCCGCGACGCGAACAAGGGGTTCCTGTACCCGCCCGCCGGGCCGGCCAACACGGGCGGCGCCGACGCCGGGTGGGCGGGCTCGATCTGGAACGTGCCCGCCTTCGTCTCCATGCTGGGCATGGCCGGCTTCAGCGGCACCCCCACGGCCACCGCCTTCGTCCTGGACACCAGCATGTTCTACGTCGCCGTCCGGGAGGACATCCGCTTCGAGATGTTCAAGGAGGGCGTGGTCACCGACGGCGCCGGCGTGGTGCTGGTGAACCTCATGCAGCAGGACATGAAGGCCGTCCGGGTGGTGATGCGCCTGGCCTGGCAGGTGGCCAACCCGGCCAACCGCGTCAACCCGACGGCGGCGAGCAGGTACCCGGGGTCGGTCGTGAAGCCCGCGCCGTAGGGGGGCGGGGACACCCCCCCCCGCGCTCCCTCACGCGGCGCCGGCGCGGAGCCTCCCCCTTCCGCGCCGGCGCCCCGGAAGGGAGCGCGGGGGGGCACAGAGGAGGGGCGCATGCCGCTCAAGAAGTCCAGCAGCAAGGCCGCCGTTTCCCAGAACATCCGCGAGATGGTCAAGAGCGGCCGGCCGCAGAAACACGCCGTCGCCGCCGCCCTGGAGAACCAGCGGCGCATGAAGCGGAAGGGGAAGTAGGCGATGCCCATCATCGGGGCGACCCCCATCGCGGGGACGACCACCCCCAGCGCGAACGCCCCCACCTACCTCGGGGCGCCGGGCACCTACGGCGCCTCGGCCCGGGCGGCGGTGGCCTCCCCGCCCCTGACCACCGGCGTGAGCGTCCCCGACGGACGCGCCGGGCAGGTGGCTGACACGCCGTTCGCCACCGCCCTGGCCCTCGACAACGCCGACGCCACCGGCGCGGTGGCCGGGACGCCCGGGGCCTGGACGCCGGCCGGGTGCATCGTCCCGGCCAGCATCGCCGACGCCCCGGCCCCGACGGTGACCACCGAGTGGACGGCGGGGCAGTACATCGTCACCCAGCGCGACGGCGAGGTGTCCTGGAACGGGACCGCGTACGTCCGGGGCCGCCACGCCTGACGCAGCGAAGAGAGGAGCCCAGGATGCCCCCGCGCAAGTCCGACGCCGACGGTGGCACCGGCAGCGCCGCCGAGAACATCCCGCCCCCTGAGGAGAAGACCCCCCTCGTCAGCCGGGCCGACGTCCACGGCCTCGCCCCCGAGCCGGTGCCCCTGGGCGCTGACCAGGTGGAGGTCGAACTGCCCGACGGCTCGCGGGGCGTCGTGGACAAGGTGATGGCCGAGGCCATGGAGGCGGCGAAGGCCAAGGGCCCTCAGGCCTCGGTGAAGCAGTTCCCGCCCGAGGAGGTCAAGTGAGGCGATGACCACCTTCGCCGTCGCCGACCTGCCCGGGAACGAGGAGCTGGAGGGCCTCAACCGCCGGGTCGGGGAGGTCATCGCCGGGGACATCGTGCGGATGCTCGACCGGGTGCCCTACTCGGCCCAGGTCGACCTCACCGGCCAGGTGCTGAAGCGCCTGGTGGTGGTCGAGGCCCAGCTGCTGCTGCAGGCCTCGCTGGAGGCCCTGGAGCGGGAGGCCCGCACCCGCGAGCTGGTAGAGGCCCTGCGCGAGGGGCGCCTGATGCCCCGCATCGGGGGCGTCCCCTGGACGGAGCCCCGGGGGGGGCGGGGGTAGGGTGCCCACCCTCGCCGACGTCGAGCGGGCTACGGCCGCCCGCCTGGGGCCCTTCTACGCCCTGCGCGCCACCGCGGGCGCCCCGGACACCGTGGTGGTGCCCACCCTGCGCAGCACCCTGCCGATCGGGGGCTACGAGGACCTCTACCTCCTGCGCCGCCAGGCCGTCCAGGCGGAGGACCGCGTCGCCCAGGTGGTCGCCTTCGACGCGCCCACAGGGAGCCTGCAGGTCGACCGGACGTACCAGGACAGCGTGCCTGCGACCGGCGAGGACGTCGAGCTGCACCACCTGCACCCCGACGACCTGCGCCGCGCGGTGCGCCTGGGCCTGGCTCGCACCTGGCTGCGCGACGAGGTGGCCCTCACCGGCGCGCCGGCGACGGGGCCGGTCGACCTGACCGCCCTGGCCCCCTGGCTGCGTCTGCCCGAGCAGGTGCTCGAGGTGGTCGTCGCCGAGACGCTGGCGCCGGTTGCCGACTGGGACGCCGTGCACCGGGCCGGGCACGTCTTCCTGGTACGCCGGGGGTCGCCCAGCAACACCGGCCTGGCCGTGTGGGCCCGGCGGGCCCAGGCCGACTACGTCAACGGGGAGTACGTCGCCGGTGGCCCGACGGCCGACGCCGACGAGCTGCTGGGGCCCCTGGACTACCTCGCGGCGGCGGGGCACGCGATGGCCTGGGCCGTCGACCGCGACCGGCTCGAGGCCGCCTCCGCGGAGCAGCGGATGCCGGGGCAGAAGGAGACGGCGCTGGAGTTCACCCGGCTGTCGGTCGCCACCTGCCCCTGGCTCTTCCAGCCCGGGGGGCGCTTCGGGGGGCGGGGCCAGGGGCGCGTCGCCCCCCTGTGGGGCCTGCCCGGGGCCGGGGGCGTGACGGCTTCCTCCCCACTGACGTCGAGCTGGGTCAACGGCCCTTCAGGGACGGCCCCGATGAGGAGCCGGTAGGTGGGCGCGGCCGAGCCCCCCGTCGCCACCCCCGAGGACAACCTCCACGCCGCCGGGAGCGTCTCCTCCCGCCGCGCGCCCTACCCCTGGGACGTCCTGCTCAACGGCCAGGGGCTGCGCCTGCGCGAGGGGGTGATGGGCAAGCGGATCCTGCCCCTGGAGAACTACTCCGCCCCGGTGCAGGAGTACGGCACCGACGACCTCTACCTCGAGCGGAGCTACGTGTTTCGCCGGGCCTACGCCGGCATGGGGGACAGCTCGCAGCAGAGCAACGGCAACCCGCCCCGCTCCTTCTACGCCAGCAACGCCTGGCACCACGGGGCCTACCGGGGCCAGGGGCCCCGCTGGCACCCCATCGTCCCCGTGGGGGGCGCCGCCGGCGAGCACGCCGGCTTCGTGGAGGCCGTGGGCCCCACCGCCGGGGCCCTGGCCCTCTTCGCCCTGGCCGGCAGGTACGTGCGCCGCGTCACCGGACTGAACGACCCCGACCAGGCCCTCTCCCTCGACCTGGGCGCCGGCGTCGTGGTGGAGACGGCCACCCGCTGGACGGCCGCCGGCGTCACCGGGGGCGACGGCCTCTACCTCACGGACAGCAACGCCCACCTGTGGCGCCACCAGGTGGGGACCTGGACGGACCTCTCGGCGACGACCAGCGCCCCCGACTGCCGCTTCATCTGCACCACCGGCGTGGAGCTGTGGCGCGCCCTCGGGAACGTCGTCTCCAAGTGCGAGGGCGACCCCGGCGTGGGGGCCTCCTGGACGGCGGACATCCCCGTCGGGGACGAGGAGGTGCCCATCAGCGGCCTGGGGCAGCTCTGGGGTCAGCTCTTCGTCTTCAAGCAAGACGGCACGGTCTGGACGCTCCAGGGGGGCGCGGACGTCGGCCGGGCGCGCAACGTCGCCCCGGGGCTGGCCGTGACTCCCCACCCGGCCAACGGGCGCCGGCCGGCGTCCTGGGACAACGCCCTCTACTTCTCGGCCGGGGCGGGCTTCTGGCGCCTGACCAGCAGCGGGGCCGGGGTGACGGTCGACCGGGTGGGGCCGGAGCGCCTGGTGGACAACACCTCGCCCGTGCGGGGGCCGGTGACCGCCTTCTGCGGCTACGACGCCTTCGGCGCCTACGGGGCGGTGCACAACACCAGCGAGGGCGCCGCCTTCCTGCTGGGCTACGGCAACTGGGTGCCCACCGAGGAGGCCTCGCCGGACGCGGGGAGCTTCCGCTTCACGCCGGCCTGGAACGGCTCCCTGCTCGACCTGGCCGGCGAGCGGATCACCGCCCTGGCCGTGACCCAGCTCTCCGCGGTGGTGGGGGCCCCCGACCCGGCCAACCCCTGGACGGCCACCGACCGGGGGAACCCGCTGCTCTTCGTGGGGCTCGCCGACGGCACCTACGGCTACGTGGCCCTGCCCCGGGACGGGGCCAACCCCTTCTCGCCAGCGGCCCACCTGGGGCCCGACGACTTCACCGACCGGCTCAGCTTCACCCGCTGGCCGCGGCACACCCTGATGGCCCCCGGGGACATCAAGGCCTTCCTCTCCTTCGCCGCGACGGGGCCCGTCCTCGACGAGGCGCGGGCGGTGCGCCCGGAGTTCCGCATCGACCCCGTCGGCGAGGCCGACCCCTGGTCCACGGTGGCCGTGCCGCTGACGGAGAACGGCCGGCGGGTGCTCTTCCCCGACGACTCCTGGGGCCGGGTGATCGACGTGCGCGAGGTCTACGCCACCCTGGCCCCCGCGCCAGTGTCCCTGGGGGAGGGGGCGCTGGCCGCCCCGCCGGGGACGGTCGAGGGGCGGGCCACCGACCTCGACCGCCTGCCTGGCCCGGTGGTGGCCACGCTGACCCTGCGCGAGCAGGTCCGCCCGGCCTTCCGCCTGGAGTACGCCGGGACGGTCATGGCCCACTGGAAGGTCGCCCGGCGGGACGGGGGCAGCTCCCGGCTGACGCCCCCGCAGACGCGCAACCTGGTCGTCGCCGCGGCCCAGGACCCGGGGCACACCTTCCTGACGATGCCCGACGAGACGGTGGGGCGCTTCGCCCTGATCCAGTTCCAGGAGACGGTCCCCCCCGACGGGGCCTTCCGCCGGCGGGGGCTGGCGTGGGACCTGGCGCTCACCGCGGTGCAGTACCGCACCCAGTCCGTCTTCGGGATCTTCGACCGCCTCAACGCCACGACGTTCGGGAGTCTTGACGACCGCACCTTCCACGACCTGGCCACCTGGTGACCGCACCGGAGACGACACCTGACGAGCTCGGAGGAGGAAGCGGAGGATGATCCCCACCCCGACCATGCAGCTCTCCAAGCCGGAGGCGGGGGACAGCATGGAGCCGTACTTCATCCAGGTGGACGGGCCCTTCTGGACGGACCTGACGCGGCTCAGCGAGCACGACCACACGGGCGGGCTGAACGGGAAGACGCTCACCGCGGCCACGATCCCCGACGGGAGCATCACCCCCAGCAAGCTCCACCCGTCCGTCTACACCCCCCTGGCCTTCGTCGACGGGAGCAAGCCCTTCACCGGGCCCCAGGAGTTCCAGGCGGACGCCGTGATCCGGGACGCCCTGCAGTTCGGGCAGCAGGGGACGGCCGCGGCCCCGGACGCCACGCTCGCCCGCACCGGGGCGGGGGCGCTGCGGGTGGACAGCCACCTGGGGGTGGGGGTGAACCCGGCGGCGTGGCACCCCGACCGGCGGGCGACCCAGGTGGGGGTGACGGCCGCCGTGGTCGGCCATCCCACGGGCAGCCACCTGGAACTCGTCGAGAACAGCTACCTCGACGGCGGCGCGACCCAACGCGCCGTGGTGACGGCCGCGGCCTCCCGCCTGAACATGGGCGGGGGCGGGTGGACGTTCCAGAACGCCCCCTCGGTCGCGGCGGGGGCCGCCCAGACGTTCACCACCCGCGCCGTCCTGAACACCAGCGGCACCCTCACCCTGACCCCGGACGCGGGGCTAGCAGCCCTCCAGACGAGCAGTCACCTGATCCTCTCCGCGGCCGCTGGGCGGGTGCAGTTCTACACCGGGCACGGGGTCGTCGGGCCCCTCTCCGATAACGCCTACGCGTCGGGCTACAGCGACGCCCGCTGGACGGCCGTCCACGCCACCAACGGCACCATCCAGACCTCCGCGGCCGAGGCGAAGCAGGACATCACCCCCCTCGACCCGGCGGCCTGCGCCCAGGCAGTGCTGGACACGGACTGGGTGGCGTTCCGCTACCGCGACCCTGTCTACGCGGAGCCAGAGCGCGCGGTGGAGGAGGCGGTGGCGGCCTGGGACGAGCGCAAGACGGCGGCCCTGGAGGCCCACGTCCGGATGCTCGCGGAGACGGCCCACACCCGCCACCAGCGGGGGTACGTCCTCGGCTCCCCCGACCACAAGGTGAGCGACCTCTTCGGGCTGGACGACCGCCAGAGCGCCAGCCCCTCGAGCGACGTGGCCGTCGTGGCGGCGGCCCTGCAGCAGGCGCTCCTCGATCTGCGGGACGCCCGGGAGCGGATCGAGGCCCTGGAGGCCCAGGCGTGACCGCCGGGCCAGCCGAGACCGCGCGGGACGGGGTGGTGGCGGAGAGGCCAGCGGAACCAGGGAGCCGGGACGCCGCGCCGACCGTGATCGTCGTCGGGCCGTTGACGACGGCGGCCGCGGCGCGCCTCCTCGAGCAGCAGCTGGCCGTGGTGTGGACGGCCCTCCTCGAGCAGGCCGGGGGCTCGGTCGGCGAGGGCTGGGCGCTGCGCCTCGACGGGCTGCGCCTGGTCAAGGTGGGGCGCCGTGAGGGGGACGTGGGGGGCCCCGGGCGGTGATCCGCGTCGGCGAGATGCAGCTCTCCCAGCCGGAGGTCGGCGACCCGTTGCCCCTGTGGGCGCACGGCCTGATCGCCGACGGGGGCTACTGGAAGGACATCCGGCGCCTGGCCGACCACGACCACTCGGGCGGGACCAACGGCGCCCCGGTGGCGGGGGCCGGCTCCGGAGTCAGCAGCGTCAACGGCGAAACCGGGGAAGTGGTGCTCACCGCCGCGGACGTGGGGGCCCCCACGCAGGCCCAGCACGACGCCCTGGTCTCCCGCGTGGCCACCCTCGAGGCGCAGCTGGCCACGCTGCTCGTCCACGTCCACAGCCACGGCACCTTCGGCGCCACCACCGCCCCGGAGGCCCCCTGACGTGCCTGCCTCTGGCGCCAGCGCCGGGCCGCCCCCGAGGAGCCTGGGCGTGCGGCAAACCGGGGGCGGCTTCGCCCGCCGGGGCCACGCCCCGCCCCCCGCCCCCTTCGACCAGCCCCTGCGCCCGGGCCGGGGCGGGCGCTGGCGGGGGGACCACCGCACGTCCCCGGAGGCCCGGTCGGCCCGGTCGGCCCAGCCGAGGCAGGGGGGGGGGGGCGGGGGCTTCGTCACGGTCAACGAGCGCCTCTTCGCCCCCTTACAAGGACTCAGCCCCAACGACATTCTCCAGGGGGGGTACGGGTGGCTTTCACCGACC